TCTGGCTGTCTTGTCTTGGCTTTTCAAGCTGATGCGTGACCAACTTAAACAGGAACAGGCAAAGAACGAGGCTATTGCGGAGGGCGTACAGAGCCTCTTAAGAGAATCTATTGTCAGCAATTACAATAGATATTCTGATCGTGGCTTTTGCCCAATCTACGCAAAAGAGTCGATCAAGAAAGTCTACAAAGCATACCACAACCTTGGCGGCAACGACGTTGCTACGGAACTTTACAACAAAGTTCTAAAGATGCCAGAAGAGAAGAAATAATGTACGTATTCTTCAATCCTAATCCGGAGGGGAAGTCGGTTGATGATTGCGTAGTCAGAGCAATAAGTAAAGCCACTAATAAGCCCTGGGAGCAGATCTACATAGAACTCTGCCTCCAGGGTTTTATTATGGGCGACTTACCCTCTGCAAACTCCGTATGGGGAGCTTACCTTCGCCACAAAGGTTTTAAACGGTATCTCCTTCCTGATACTTGCCCCGACTGTTATACGGTCTCTGATTTCACAAGAGACTTTCCAACAGGGACGTATCTTATTGGAACAGGAGAGCATGTTGTGGCAGTAGTAAATGGTGACTATTACGATTCCTGGAATTCTGGAAACGAGGTTCCTGTTTACTACTTCAAATGTTAATCGTCATTTGAAAGGAGAAAACTATGGCAGATTATTACAACCCCTATAGCCCATATCAACCTTACGTACCGCCGGCACCTACGTTTTATCCGAGCTTAACTACGCCAAGATCCGCAACGCAGATGCCGATGCAGAACAATCAAAATGGAAGCCCAAATACATTCCAGTGGGTTCAGGGACAGGCAGGAGCAGAGGCTTATTTGGTAGCACCCGGAGCGAGTGTCATCCTTATGGACTCTAATGCCCCTGTCATTTACTTCAAATCTGCTGATCAGAACGGCAGATATTTACCAATGAAAACCTATGACCTTGTGGAGAGAGTGGCTGATGTTCCGGAGCAGAAACCGCAACTTGACACGTCGTCATTCGTTAAGCGAGATGAGATTGAGAAACTTATAGCAGCTGAAGTCGACCGGCAGCTTAATGCTCCGACTAAGAAGGAGGTCTAATTATGGGCAATCCTTTCTTCAACCTGGGAAACAGAAACCAGAACTACCAGCCTAATTCTCCAATGGGCAACATGCAGAACATGTTTAGTCAGTTCCAGCAGTTTCGGAACAATTTTAGGGGAGACCCTAGACAGCAGGTTCAGGATTTACTGAATTCCGGAAAAATGAGCCAGGAGCAGTTCAACTATCTTTCTCAGCTCGCGCAGCAGTTTCAATCAATGTTTCATAAGTAATGAAGGAGGAAATTCATTATGGCATTAACAGACAACGGTAATGGGCTCAGCGCAGCAGATGTTGCGGCAGTTGTCGGTAATAATGGTGGAGCGTTTGGCAACGGCTTCTGGGGAGACGGAAGCTTCTGGATCATCATTCTGTTCCTGTTTGCCTTCATGGGCAATGGTTGGGGCGGATTTGGAGGTAACACCGGTATGATGCCGTATATGATGAACAATAATGTTGATGGTACTGTGCAGCGTGGCTTTGACCAGCAGGCGCTTATTGGCGGTATCAACGGCATTAATGCATCTATTAATTCTCTTGCACAGGGTCAGTGCAATGGCTTTAACGGCGTAACCGCTGCAATCAATAACGGATTCTCTTCCGCAGAAATTGCTAATAACGCTCGTCAGATCGCTAATATGCAGCAGCTTAACACCATCGCGATGGCTCAGCAGAATTGCTGCTGTGAGAATCGTGCTGCCGTAGCCGATCTTAAATACACCGTAGCTACCGAGGCTTGTGCTGACAGAGCAGCTGTTGGCGACGCCCTGAATTCCGTTCTTAATGCAATGAATGCCGGCATTCAGTCTGTTAAGGATCAGATGTGCCAGGATAAGATCGACGCAAAGAATGAGCGTATCGCAGCTCTCGAGAGCCAGCTTAACATGGCAACGCTTCGTGAATCTCAGACTGCACAGACAGCTCAGATTCTTGCAAATAATGCGGCTCAGACTGCAGCTCTTGAGCAGTATCTCAATCCGGCTCCGATCCCTGCCTATATGGTTCAGAATCCGAATTGCTGTTCCCAGAACTTTGGATGTGGTTGCGGTTGTGGCGCATAAGGAGGACTAACAATGGCTGCAGAATTTACTTCTAATGCTCTGCAGACAGTAGCTGCCGGTCAGAACGTGCTGTTTGCCGAGACGGCTATCCCCTGCAGAAAGGGTTATGTGATTCACAGAGAAGGTGCTGGCGTAATCACTCTTCGCGGCATTGTTAATTGCCCAAGTGCGTGCTCTGCAACTTACGAAGTATCTTTCGGAGCAAATATTGCTGTTCCTGAAGGTGGTACAGCAGGCCCGATCTCTATTGCCATCGCAATTGATGGCGAATCTCTTCCTACAAGTTCCGCTATTGTAACTCCGGCTGCTGCTGGAGACTTCTGGAATGTCTACGTTACGGCAAATATTCAGGTTCCGAGAGGATGCTGCTTCATGGTTGCCGTAGAGAATACATCTGATCAGGCGATTAATGTCCAGAACGCTAACATCAAGATCAACAGAACAGCTTAAAGGAGGAGAAAAAGATGGAGAGACTTTATGATGATGTTAAACAGCTCCTCCACAAGGAGATTGATGGGATTGTCAAGAAGGGCAGCCTTACACCTCAGGAGCTGGAAAGCCTTTATAAGGCGGTGGATGTTCTCAAAGACCTCTGCGAGATCAAAGAAAAGGAGTCTATGGAGGATACCGGATACTCCGGCAGGATGCCATGGACGTATGATGATCGCTACTACGACATCCATTCGTATAAGGGCGCTAATGGCGGATACGGTTCCAATGGATATTCTATGAGAAGAGACCAGACCGGCCGCTATAGCAGAGAAGGCGCAAAAGAGCACATGATTGATGGATTATATTCCATGATGGGAGACGCTCAGAACGAAGCTGAACGTGGAGCCATTCAGGATTGCATCAATCGGCTTAAATCCTGATGGGAGGTGATCCTGTGCATCTGTCCAACAAAACGTACGACATTCTCAAATGGATTGCCCAGATTTTCTTGCCGGCATTAGGTACTCTGTACGGAGCGCTTGCTGGTATCTGGGGGCTTCCGTTTGGTACGGAGGTGGTTAAGACAATTATGGCGGTGGACTTCTTCCTGGGAGCCTTGCTTGGTCTTAGCTCAAATAAGTACAAGAAGGACCAGGAGAAATTCGGATACACAGAGTAAAAATTCCCCGGGTGGAAAATTCTGAAAAACAAGGGCTAGTGAGGTTTGCTAAGGTTCCGACATAGGGAACACGATGACTCACCCAACTAGCCCTTCTTTATATTTTGGAGGTGATTTCATGCCTTATTGCAGCGAAAAAAATAACGTTGATTGCGATTGCTGCAACATCATCCAGCGAGGTACAACCACCAGAAATACTTTCGAAGTGGAGAAAGACCTTACTGACGCCTCCGAGATCTATGTCTCATATGAGCAGAGCGGAAAAGTAGTGGTCGAAAAGACCCTTGAAAACGGGGTTTCCATTGTTTCAGAAGAGCAGATAGCGGTTGATCTTTCTCAGGATGATACCCTTGCCCTTAACGAACATTATCCGGTAAAAATGCAGATTAGAGCCAAGTTTCCTTCTGGTTCAGCGGTTGCTTCTTTCACTATGAGCGCTAGTGTTGGCGAAATTCTGAAAGAAGGTGCGATATGAGCTTCAAAGCAAAGTTTGCAGGAGAATGTCCAGTACGCGCAAAATTTAATTCTGAGACTCCTATTAAGGCCAGATTTCAATCGTTTCAGAGGATTGATTCCGGAGCAGTAGTATTATCGGATACTACCGAAAACTGGAATAAGCAGGCTTCACTTATCAGCGAGCTTAACACTGTTTATGTCTATATAGATCATCAGACAAAAACAGATGAAGAAGGAAAAGAGATCTGGATTCCCGGAATCAAAATAGGAGATGGAAAAGCCTATTTAATCGACCTTCCATTCAGCGATGAGTTAATGATTGCTCATATCAATGATCTCGGAATTCATGTTACTCCGGAAGAAAAAAAAATCTGGAATAACAAGGTTCGAACATACATGGACACTGTCGAAGGCGAGCAGCTCGTCTTTACTACACATTAAGGAGGGTTATACATGCCTGATATTAGTCAAATCAAGTTACCTAGCGGTAGTGTATACAATATTAAGGACCAGGGCGCTCGCGATCTTATCGAAGCTCTTGAGAGCAGTACGGGATTCCTTGGTGTTACCACAACGGCAATTTCCGAAGGCTCTACGACAAACCCGATCATGATTGGAGGAACTTCTACCACAGCAAAGATCGGTAATATTGTCACCTACGGTTCTAAGGAATTCGTATTTAACTACGACAACAAATGGCAGGAGTTTGGTGATCTTTCAAGCCTCGGAGCTCTTGCTTTTAAAGATAGCGCCAGTGGAAGTTATAAGCCTGAAGGTACGGTAAGCCAGCCGACGTTTACTGGTTCCGCATCCACGGTTACGGTGACGGCTACCGATAACACAAACGGAAACTATCAGCCTGCAGGTACTGTGTCGAAACCGTCATTTACTGGAGCATCAATGACATCTACCGGTAAGTTCACTCCTGCAGGAGATGTCACGGTAACTACAAAATCTACCACAAACAAAACTGCTACTGTTGCTCCTGCAGCATCTGGTGAAGCAACTTATACTCCTGGAGGCACTGTAGGTACTCCGACAATTACTGTAACACCAAATACGGCCACTGTTAACAGTATCACAGACGTTGGTTCGCTTCCTACGTTTGGAGCAACTGTTGAGGATGAGCTCCTTACACTGAGCTTTAGCCAGGGAACGCTTCCGACCAAGGGATCTAATCAGACAGTTGTGACCGGCATTAAATCTGCAACTTCTACTCAGCCGTCCTGGACAGGTACTGGTGTAAGACTTGTGACTGGAAACATCCCTGTACCGAGCGCTTACACCGCAACATTCGATGGATCTGAAGGAAACGTAAGCGTATCAGGTACAACCACGGGCTCTGTATCTCAGCCCACATTCACCGGTACAAAGGTTCAGCTTGCAGGTACAACTACTGCATCCGGTACGGTATCTCAGCCGACATTCACAGGTACATCCAAGAACGTCACAGTTTCATAGTAAGGAGGTGTCTTTATGGCAGACATCTCGAAAATTAAGACTCCTAACGGTAATCAGTACGACCTGAAAGACGCGCAGGGCCGTGCTGATGCCCTGGAGCTCGCGAAACTTGCCTATATTCAGGAACTTAAAGACCTATGTCTGTTTGCAGAGATCGCAAATGGAAGTTAAGGGAGGCGATTCCTATGGCTTTTAATAAGCAGCAAGGCATTGCGACTGCCAAAGCTGAGGTTGGTTACCTCGAGAAAAAGACTGGTAATATTAAATTTCTTTACGAAAAGAAAGCTAATGCCGGATCTAATAACTACACAAAGTACGGGTATGAGATGCATAATCTGTACCCTGAGGTCATGGACTACCCCGCATCGTGGTGCGACTGTTTTGTCGACTGGGTATTCATGAAGTCCTTCGGTGTAACGAACGCCAAAAAACTTCTTGCTGGAGATTTCGACGATTATACGGTTAACTCTGCAAATCTCTACAAGAAAAAGAACGCCTGGTATAAAGAACCTGAGGTAGGCGATCAGATATTCTTCAAAAACAGCACCAGAATCTGCCATACAGGGCTTGTGATTGATGTTACGGGCTCTTATGTAAAGACTATTGAAGGAAATACGTCTGATAGTGCAGAGATTGTTCCTAATGGCGGGGCAGTTTGCGAGAAAGTCTATCTCAAATCGAACTCCAGAATCGCAGGATACGGAAGACCGGCTTATGAAAAAGATATTCCGG